CTCATGCCGCCGCGAACACTGGGCCGCTGCGCCGTTGGGCCTGTTGGATAGCTTCGATAATCTGTTGGCCGATCTGATCCGGCGTCGAAACTAGCCCGGCCTGCACGTTAATCGTAATGCCGCCCCCGCCGAATCCGAATTCGCGAGCGCGGTTCAGCGGGACAACGGCTTCAGTGCCAGCCTCGCCGATCACCGCCAATGTCGGGCCGGTCACAATGCCGCCTTCAGCTAGCCCGATGGTGCTCAAATTCTTAAGGAAGCCAGGAGGGCCGGGCAGGCCGGGGATGTCGGGCCAATTGTCTTTGATCTTTGAGGCGATGAAACGGATGGGGGAGAGGACGGCCGCTTTCAGGATCTCGGCTAGCCCTGAGATTGCACCCTTCGCGGCGTCCACAATCCAATCGCCAATCGCGGTGCCGATGTCCTTAAAGGATGAGGCGACGCCCTTCACCTTTAAGAGCAGGTCGCCCGGCAGCTCCTTAATCTTCTCCCATATGTCCCCGGCGAGTCCGGTCACACCCCCGACAATCGACGACACGACCTTTCCGCCGACCGTTTTCAGTGTCTCGAGCCATTCGCCGGCCTTCGTAAGAAGGAACGAGGCTAGCCCGCTGATTGCCGTCCAGGCTGATTCGCCGAGAGCCGCCAAGCCGGCCACGATGCCGTTCAGGATCGCCACGCCAATATCCTTCGCAATGCCCAGGAGCAGCATCGGCAAGGCAATGAGAGTCGATTTGATGTAATCGACGACCCCGCCGATCATCGTTTTCAGGCCTTCCCACGCGGCGGAAAAGTCCCCGGTGATGATGCCCTTAATTACTTCGAAGGCGCCACGGATGATGTCCCAGGCGGCCATGACTGGCCCCTTCAGGAAATCCACGACCCTCGAGATCGTCTCCTTCACCGCTTCGAACGCGCCGTTCACGATGTCGCGGAAGGTTTCTGATTTCTTGTACAGCACGACTAGTCCAACGGTGAGGGCAACAATTGCCCCCACGATTGCGATCAATGCGATCCCCACCGGGTTCAGCGCGAGGAGGCTCATGGCGACATTCGCCACCACCACACTCGCCGCGAGCACCCCAACGGCGCCTGCAATGGCGAGGAATATTCCGGGGTGCTTTGATGCCCAGTCGCCGAACGCTTGCAGCACTGGGAGGATCTTCTCAATCGCCGGGAGCAGTGCCGCGCCCACGGCCTCCTTCGTTTCGTCGAACGCGATCGTGAGGCCTTTCATTCGGCCCTCAGCCGTATTGGCCGCCGCGCTCGCATCCCCGCCGAACTTGTCTTTGAGCTTGCCCATCATCTCGTCGACGCTGGCGCCTGAATCGGCGAGATTCTTCATCGATGGGTCCAGCTTCTTGAGCGCCCCAGTCTGCCCCGAATATGCTTTCGCCAACGCGGAGGACACCGTGGACAGCGGCTTTCCGGTTGACGCTGCAATATCTAGCGCGAGGCCCAAGCCCTCTTGGGCAGTGGTGAGGCTACCCGTGGCGATTGCAAGATTCGCAAGCGCCGGGCGAAGATCGTCGTCGGCAACAGCCGTCGCTCGGCTCGTTGTCGAAATGAAATCCTCGTTGGCGGCAATCTGGGAGTCGGTTGCCTTCGTCGTCTTATCGAGGGTCCGGGCCAACTTCTCCTGCGCGGCCTCGTCGGCCATTGCGCCCTTCGCGGCGTCGAACGCGGCAACGCCCAGGGCGACGAGCGCGATGCCGGCGGGCACTGCGCTTTTCCGCACGGCGTGAGCGGCCTTCGCGCCGGTCCCCTCGAGCTGGCCGAACTTCTTAACAGCGCGATCGATTCCGCTCCCGTTAAAGTCGGTCAGGATCGGAATCGTAATCGCCATTAGCGAACCGCCTTTTCCACTGTTGCCTCGGCCTTTCGGATGAGCTCCATTATCCCATCCGTGATCCGCGCCGCGTTACGATCGACCGCCGGCCACATATTGCGAGAGGCCTTCGCGCGTACGCGGCCGCCCATGACCGTTGAGCCGCTCACGGTTTCGTACATGATCGCGGCGGGGTAACTTTGGCTGATGTAGATCACGTTATTCTGGTCCCGTCGCGCGCTGACCTTCAGCTTCACGCTACGGCGCGCCAATGCGACATCCCAGGGGAGCATGGCGAAGGTGCCTGTGTTCCAATTGTGCCGCCAACCCGAAAGCGGCTCCGGGGGGTAACTCGCTTTGATCTCCTGCACCGTAGGTTTCACCACGTCCCGGATCCCCGCGCGAAACTCCTTCGCGGCCTCGGGGTCGATCCTCCGCAAGGCTTTGATCGTTTCCTTAATGTCGACGCGCTCAATTGTGAGGGACGCGGCCACTACCTCTCCGCGAGGATAGAGAGGGTGGTATTCAGATCCTTCAGCGTAAACGGGACATCCGGGGGCCAGTAGCCCGTGACCGCGAGCACCTGGGCGAGGGCATGGCTCACTGTTCCCCGTCGGTAGGGTTTGCGCCGTCCCCTTCTGGCACTTTGATGGTTTCGATCTTTGGGTTTTCCATGAGGAAATCGTCGAACTTCGCCGGCACGGAAATGCCCTGGCTCGAGGCGGCCCGCCAACATACGAAGGCGATCCATTCCATCCTGATTTCGGTTTCCATGACCGTGAACGATCGATCGAACTTGCGTTCGAATTGCGTCGTGACATAAAGAGTCGTCACGTCTAGGTCGTGTATCTGGCCGCCGTACTCGAGCGTGAATTGCGCTGGCATTGTGTCCCCTTGTTGTTTGCCTTACGGCGTGATGTCGCGCGACCAATCCCCACCGGAGAACGCGACCGTGAAGATCTGAATCTGTCCGTGGTCGATCGCCAACGGATAATCGGCGATCATCGTCGACGTAAACGTATATTCGGGATTCGAGGCCGAAAGCGCGCCTGGCTTAATCGTCAAAACAATATCCGTGGTGCCCGTGCCCACTTCGTCGTACAGCACCGCCTCAACTTCGCCGGCGCCATAGCTTGCATACAGGTCGAGGGATCCTTCGACGCTTTGGAGGCCGCCCGTCATGCGTTCGCCGGCATCGCCGAAAGCCGTGACGGTGAGGGCGGTTTGACCCACAGTGAAATCGACCTTGTTGCACTGCGCGGTGAGGTCGACGCCTCCAATGGTGAGAGATGAGATCTCTCCGACGTAACTGGTTGCCATTCTTTCAGCTCCTTAGGGTTGATACTCGTACGGTGAGGTCATAGGTCGGAATATTCTGTTCGCCGGCCACGAGGAGGCCCGGAGCGCCACGGAGAACGGATATCTCACTGTCCATGATTGTATCCGCGGCCGAGATGAGGTAATCCACCGCGTCGCTATTGGCCGGCGGCGCGGCGAGAATCTTCAGTGAGAACGTGATGTCCCCGATGTTCCGGTTAAAGGTTTCGAAGGTGGGCGGATCGATGAGCACGGTCATGGGCCGCGCGTTTCGAATATCGGTCACGACGACTAGCCCCAGGGCGGTGAGGCTTGCCGCCACGGTCGCCTGCGCCTCGGCGAATATGCCCGTGGCGCTCATGCGACTTGGCTCCTTCCAATGCCCAACAGCTTGTTGATCTGGCCCATCGATCCGAACGGCGGCGCCTGCCCCATGCCGTCGAAGGAACTGAAGGAGTCGGTCGAGCCACGTTCCCTGTACAGCGTCGCCCCGTACTGAATGGTCCCCAACAGCACATCGGGCCCGGGCACGGTGGTGAGCTGGTCAAAGTACCCCGACTCGCGCCGGCGCCTGTAGGCGAAGGCGTTAGCCGCGTTTGTTGCCACGGTGACGAAGGCCTCATCGTTGGGCGTGGCAGGGTCAATCCCTAGCCAATCCAGCACGTCCTGATCACTCGCCCAGGTGCACACCGGATCCCATGTAAGGGTGCCGGCTGGAATGACGGCCTCGCGCGCGACATCGGCGCCGGCTGAATAGAACAGGAGCTGATTCGGGAGAATGATCTCAGGATCGAACAGCCAATCGCCTTCGTCATTCACCCCCAGGTACAAGTGCACCGGGACCGCTTGCACGGTAAACGTGCCGTTAAACCCGGCCACGCTTGCGACCGTCACCACCTGCCCCGTGCCCACATCGGTCGGCTCGAGCGTTTGCACCACTGCGTAATCGTCGATGCGTTGCGCGTGAGTAACTGAGAATACGGACATGGGGACAGGTGGCCGAGAAGGCTAGAAAGTCGCCTTCACCATGAGCAGCGGCGCGATGAACAGCGTCGCGAAGTAGCCGCGAAATGCGATCGTCCGCGAAAGCGTGGAAGGCACGTCGACGCTGATCGCGCCCTTCTGCTGCTCGTAGATCTCGAAGCCTCGAGCGTCGCCCACAATGACGGTATCCGTCTCGAAATTGCGATCGACGACGACCCGGAGGCCAAACGCCACGCCGGCGGTGTCGGTCACGGAGAGATCCCCATATGCGTTCATGGGTCCGAGGTTCGGGAACAGCGGTCGCCCGGTGGTGTCCACAAGGCCCAACAGGTAGCCCCACATATTCGGACTGACAAACAGGTGGGTCGGAAGGTTCCCGTCCGAACCGGTGAGGATGTCCTGCGCGGCAGCGGAAATGAAGGTTGCCCAATCCGCCGGGTCGGTGGCATCGTTGCCAAAGGCGATCGTGTTCGTGGCGCCAGTCTTAAGCGCGTCGGCCGCGATGTCGTCGGTCTTGTTGGCGTAGATCCGCGCCATATCGTCGAGGAGCAGGCCGATCACCTCAGGTGACGAAAAGTCCGCGGCCTGTTCGCTCAGGGTGACAAAACCGCCGACGGTATTTTTGGTGACCTGATTTTCCGAGATCACGAAAGTGCCGTCGTCGAGGGCGGTGTTCTGGGTCGCCTGAACGCCCATCGTGGTATGCGTGGTTACCTCGGGACGGATGAATACCTTACCGCCACCAGGCATTGCGCGGGCGCCGATCGCGTCGATCACGGGCCGGTTTCCCACGAACGAATTAAAGACCGGGGTCACGATCGGGAGCGGCAAGATGCCCGGGATGTCCGTCGTGATCACGTCCGGGGCGGCGGCGCGAATCCCGGCGTCCATTGCCTCAAGCTTCGCGGGATCGGTGAGCATGGCCGAAACGTACTCAGCCGGCGTCGGCATGATGAACGGCCGGCGGGCTTCTGCGTAGATGATCGGCTGTGTAGGAATTGTGGCCTCTGCCGCGATCGGCTCGGCCTGTGCGGCGTCGGTCATTTCCTGCTCCTCTGGGTCTGGGTCTGGGTCTGGTTCTGGGTCGACCGCGTTTGCGGCCACGTTGGTGATCTTTGCATCCGAAAATGCGGGCACTGCTACCAGGCTGAGATCTCTCAGCACGGCCTCGGTCACGGTCATAACGCCCTGGGCGTCGGTCGAAAACTTGATGGGTCGAGCGCCAACGCTCACGGAGTCGTACGCGCCTGCCTGAAGGAGCGCGACCGCATCGCGGGATGCGCGGGTGTCTGCCAACGTCGCTTCGAACTCGAGGCCCGCCGGCGAATCCGTGAGGGCGTTCACGACGCCGCGCAGTTGTGTGATGTCGTGATTCTCAATCAACTTTGCGGGCTTCTGCGCCACGTCGAACGCGCCGCGCGAGAACTGCACACGGGTGCCGTCCGAAACGGTCGCTACGACATCCCAGGGGACCGCTAGCCCACTGATCCGGGCAGGCTGTACAGCGTCCCCCGCCTGCGCGGTGATAAGTGTGGGATCGGCGTCGAAATAAATCATAGGGCTGTGTCTCCTACCTGTTGGGCCGTGGTGGCGGCCGCGTCGGGCGAGTCCGGGAAAAAGTCGGTGAGGTAATTTTCCACGTCGAACGCCACATGGCGCCCTCGAGGAAGGATGTCGTCCATCGATAGCCGCTCCTGGATTGCATGCAGGATTGGCCGCGCACCGAAGATCAAGAGATCTTGCCTCGCTTGCTGTGCGTTGGCGTACGTCATACCGGATGTATCGATTGCGAGGAGATAAGCGGGGCAATCCATGAGCCTCGAAAGCTCCCTTGCCGAATACTCCCTGCCCTCGACGAGCTGAAGCTTCGATGGGTCAGAGTCGAACCCGTGAAACTCCACGAGCTCGTTCAGCGCGCCGATAGAATTCGTCCGTCGATTGTTCGCCCAGGCGGCTGCCATTTCGCCCAGCTCCTCGGCCGACATCGGTTCCCCGCCCTTCTGCTGCAAGTAGCCGGCCGCGATCTCGTTCGTGGCGAACCGTTCGGCCGACTGGTCGAGGCGTAGGGCAATCTGAATTGCGCGGCGCCCCTGGTAGACAATCCCCTGACTCCCGCTCAGGAATTGCACGAGCTGGCCGGTGTCAAGCGGGAGGCCGTTAAATTGCACTTCGTCGGCCGGCCCGAACCATTCCGGGGGCGCGTTCCCGGGAGTCTCCACGAGGTTTGCCGGGATCCACTGGAATGATGCAGGGAACCCGCTCGCATACCGGGACGTGATGAGCCAGAAGGCGCGGCCGTAAAGGATAAGGTCACGCGCCGTTTTCGACATGAGCCAATTCCGCGTGACATTCGGTTGGGGGCGATCCATCCAACCTTCGCCCTCAACGTTTAGCTCCTCGTACCGCTGGCCCGTCCATTGCAGCGTGTAGGAACGGAGGTTCAGCGTTCCCACCACAGTCGAGAGGAGGCTAATCGCTCGAGCGATCACCGGAACGCTTAGCGCGGCCTCTTCCATACTGCCAACGTGATACCCGATGAATGAGGATCCGGGGTACGCGCCGGCGGCGGCGGCGATGGGCGCGGAACCCATAGCGGGGACCGCTTGCACGTCTTTCGGCTTGCCGAAAATCTGCATGGCCTAATGATGTCGCACGGGGGCAATCATTGCAAGCGCAACTATACGCCCGGGAGGGCAGAGGACACCCCGCGATTTCCTCCCGGACGCCGGGCCAGTCTACCGGCTAAACGCGATCTGTGGCCGGCGGGTTGTCTGTGGCCGGGCGACAATCGACACCGCCCACACCATGCAGCGGGCGAGCGTGATGGGGCCGTTGCTCTTTTGCGATGAGAGGGTGTAGCCCTGGGAGGAGGCAATTCCCACGGTGCGATTCACATGCTCGCGCAATACCTGTTCGCCGGTGTGGCTTATTCGATCCTCGAGGAGCAGCGATCGCACCATTCCCGCGTGAGTCTTAATCTCCCTGTATCCGACCTGCACCTTCCGGTGCTCGAGCTCAAGCGGCGCGACACTGAACAGCGATGGGGTGAGGGCAATCGACGAACAAGATTTCGCAAGGGCTGAACACTCGCGCCAACAGCCGGCCAGTGAATCAGTCACGAAGGCAACGGTCACGCCAATCATCCCATCGTCCATTGCCACGGCCCGGACGCCGGCATACAGGGATCCATCCTCGAATGAGTCGACAGCCAGCACCCCGCCGGCCGGGATCTCGCCCACCGTGAGCGAGTCGAATTGCCCAGGCGGTAGCCATGAGTCAGTCGACGAAATGAGCACGTTTAGGGACGCCCTGAGAAACGCGGATTTATCAACCTGGTGTACTTCGTCGTCCAGCACTTCGCGCTCGAGCGTGTACCCCAGGGCAGGATTCGCGAGGTGCCAATATTCCGGGTGATTAATGTGGTCGACATCCGGGGGCGGTGACCATTCCGCGAAATAGAGGTTCGTCGTCTTTCCTTCGTCGATTGCGTTAAGGCCTTCCGCGCGCATTTGATTGAGCGCCCTCGAGGCGTCGGTTCCCGCTGTCGACCAACAGGAGAGGAGCGGGGATTGCACGACTCGTTGGGATGGGAGGATTCCGTTCAGGAGTACGGCGGGATCAATTCCCCATATCTCATCGGCCACCACGAGATCCGGGCTATAGCCGTGGAACTTTTCCTTCGTTGCCGCCTGCACGAGCCAGCGGGAGCCGTCGGGCATTGTTGCCTCCTGCCGGCCGTGGCTTTGTTTCGCCCGTGCGTTGTGCCGCTGAGTCAATAGCGGGTGCAGGGAATCGAAGATCTCGGCCGCGAGGTTCAGTTGATGAGCTGTGGAGATCACGAGCACAGGTTTGCCGCGCCGCTTTGTCTCCTCGAGGAGGTAGAACAAGATGAGCGCCTTAATGGCGGCCGTCTTTCCGTTCTGCCTGGCACAGGTAACGAGACTTCGCCGGCGCACCAACTTGCCTTCGCCGTCATGCTCGAGCTGGCCCGAAAGCGCGCGCACCTGCCAGGGCATAAGCTCCATTCCCAATTCCCGACGCGCCACCGTTGCCACATCCGGGCCGAACGAAAAAACCCCAGTAGGCGCCGTTTCCAATCTCGGAAGAATCTCGCCCATTCGGCCGTCATTCATTGGCGCCGGGCTGTTTCCGTTGCCTTCAGT